GCCTTATCGCGCCAATGCCAGTTTCTGTGCAACCGTATTGTGAGGACCATTGTTATGAAGCTTAAAGCAAACGTCATGGTCGTCGCCGGTAAGAAAACCCATTCTCCTGGCGACACGTTCGATATTAACGAGGACGAGGGGCGCAAGCTTGTTGAGCGCAAGCAGGCAAGCATGGTCACAGAACAACCTGAGAAGAAGGGCGGCAAGGCCAAGCCTGAACCTGATACGCCCAGTGAAAATGAATGAGCTTCACTTCCCTGGCCTCGGAAGCACTCGATATCACGTTTGATGAATTTGGCGTCGATGCATTGTATTCCCCGCAAGAGGGGACTGCTGTGAATATCCGGGTAATTGCCATCCGTCCCGATGAAATTGTCGGGTTTGGTGAAACCCGGGTTCATTCGGAAACGGCACTGTATGAAGCTCGTGTTTCGGAATTAGACCAACCACGCTCTGATGATTTGCTTACCATTGATGGGGCTGATTTTATTATTCAGGGAGAACCTGAACGGCGTGACCCGCATCGGTTGGTTTGGACATTGGATACGAGACCAGCATGAAACTTGGTGCCGCCATTGTTGGCTCACTCATGGCTGACATGAAGGCTGAGACAAAACGTATTGAGCGTGGTGTTGCGGCTGGTATTAAAGAGGCCGGTGCTGGACTTAAAGGTGATCTGCGTAAACAGGTGGTTGCTGCCGGTTTAGGGCCAAGGTTGGCCCGGACTTGGCGGAACCGTGCTTATCCCAACAAGGGGCATGACGCGGCAACACTGGTTTGGTCCAAGGCTCCTCAAATCATACGAACCTTTGATGAAGGGGCCGTGATCCGAAGCAAGTCAGGCCTTTGGCTGGCGATCCCGACACCGGCTGCTCCAAAGCGCGGGGTTGGCGGCAAGCGGATCAATCCGGGAAATTTCCCGGAGCACCGGTTTGGTCCGTTGCGATTTGTTTATCGGCGTGGCCGTCCGTCACTTCTGGTGGTGGATAGCGTTCGCATCAATAAGTCTGGCCGTGTTGGTCGACGTGCCAAGGGTGGCGCGTTTACCAAAACAGGTCGCATGAAACAGGGCATTGCCACGGTGGTCATGTTCATCATGGTGCCACAGGTGCGGCTAAAAAAACGGCTGGATGTGGCGCGAGAAGCCAAACGTTGGGAAAGATTGGTTCCTGAACTGATCAAAAAACAAATGCGATTGGATTAGACATTGGCAAGCAGCAAAACCGAGCAGGTCCTTGAAGCCATCAAGTCGCTGCTGGTGTCCGTTCCAAATGCCAAGGTTGAACGAAACACAGCTGTGCCCGAGAAGGTTCCAACAGGCGGCCTGATTGTGCTGCGAGACGGTGATCCGGGCGAACCTGAGACCGCACTTGGCGGTTTCGGCGGCATTTATTACAGCCACAACATCGAGGTTGAACTTTACATTGAGGAAGGTGACGCGACGGCCCGTGATACCGCCTTCGATACCCTGGTGCAATCCATCGGTACCGTACTAGAGGCAGACCCCACCCTTGGCGGCTTCGCCTTTGGAATGTCTTATGGCCGACCTGAGATCGACACCGAAGCCGTGGCCGGTGCAGCTGCTATCAAGACCGGTACGATAATCGTGACCGTTGAATACGAAACTACTAGCCCACTCGGCTGATCCACACCCAACAACAGGAGACGTTAAATGTCGCGAGCCTATGGTTCGAGCGCAACACTGCTGCTCAAACGAGAAACCGCCTACGGCACATCGCCGTCTGGCGATTACATCCGGATGCCATTCAATAGCGTCTCTTTGGGCTCGGAACAGGGTCTGATCGATGACCCGGTGTTGGGTCAAGGCCGTGACCCTCTGGCACCGTTGCAGGATGTGATCAATGATGAAGGTGACATAACGGCTCCCTTGGATCCACGTTATCTGGGCCTCTGGCTCACCGGACTGTTTGGTGATCCAACCAGCACCGATAATCTGGATGGCACCTTCGATCATGTATTCGTCTCGGGTGTAGACAGCCTGCCAAGCTATTCTCTTGAGGTAGGCATGGCTCAGGTTCCAGCCTTCTTTATGCATGCAGGTGTCGTTCTCAATTCCATTGCCTTGGATTTTCAACGTTCAGGCGCGGCGGCGGCCACCATCAATGCTATCGCGCAAGGTGAGATCCGTAACGGCACATCACAAGGCGGCACACCGAGTACGCTTGCTTTTAACCGGATCAGTCAATTCCAGGGCTCCATTAAACAAGCGGGAACGGCGGTGGCCAACCTCACTTCCGGCTCACTGACCTATTCCAACAATCTCGAAAAGATTGAGACCATCCGCTCCGACGGATTAATTGATGGGGCCGATCCAACGGTGGCATCCTTATCGGGCCGTATCGACGTGCGATTTGCCGACACCACCTTGATCGACGCGGCTTCCAGCGGAACGCCCGTGGATCTTGAATTTGGTTATACCGTTGGTTCCTCCAGCGTCATGTTCACCGCCCACGAAGTTTATCTGCCCAAACCCAAACTGGCCGTGGAAGGCCCCGGCGGCATTCAAGCCAGCTTTGATTTTCAAGGAGCCAAGAATGAGGCTGCAGGTCGCATGCTGACGGTGACCTTGGTCAACGATCTGGATGGGACGGTTTACGCATGATCTCCTTAAAACAACCGAGCGAACCTTTTGACATTGAGCTTCCTTATGGCATCACCGTCACCGTTACACCCTTAACCACAACAGCTATGGCTGCGGCTCAGGCAGGAGCCAGACGACGTGTCGAGGCTGTGGAAGCGCAAGTAAGGGATCGTAAGGATTCTGGATTGCCATTGGATGGCCTTCCTGATCTCAGCGTTGAAGATGAACGAGACGGGTTTCTGCAATGTCAGGTCGTCTATGAATTGGCAACTCGTCAAATCACCGCCTGGATTGGCATTGAGGATAGTCCACCGGTCACCCGAGACAATATCATCGCGGTGATGGATCTCTATCCGGTCGGCGAGCAGTTTCTGCAAAAGCTGACTTTGCAACAGATGTTGCTCAACGCCGCAAAAAACGCATCAGGGCTCTCTGCCTCTGGCACTTCAAGTCAGGCGGAGGGCCCGGATACTGCGAAGGATGCCGGGAAGAAGGCGCGTCCTGCGCGCAAAGGAACACGGGACGCCGTGATCGCAAAGGCATAGATGATGATCTCTGCCCCTACCAAGAACATGCCCTGCAATCAGCAGAAGAACACCAAGCCTGGGACGTGCTTAACGCGTGCCTTGGGCAATTGCGGTTTGCACCATCCGGCTATGTGGCGGGCATTGATATGAATGCGGCACTTAAAATATCGGAAGCACGGGGCTTTGAGACAGGCGTTATGTCTGAGCTTTTAAGTGCAGCAGAGAATGGCCTAGTTGAAGCGATGAACCAGAAAGAAGCAGAGTAATGGCAAAAGCCAAACATACCTATGCAATCCGCCTCAGCGTTGACGGTGGTGGCAAGGTCAAGGCTGAGCTCATGGATGTGGGTCGTGCTGGCGATAAGTCTCTCAAGAAAATTGAGAAGGCCGGAAGCAAAGCATCGTTGGGCCTCACCAAGCTATCTGACCGGGCTCAGTCTCTGGGCCGCAATATGAAGTTTCTCTACGGTGCGATTGCCGCCGCCGGTGCCATTCGTGGTTTGCAGGAAATGGTCAGACTCTATGCCGATTTTGAAGCCGGTCTGATCGGCGTCGGCAAGACGGCAAACCTGTCCAAGACCGAACTGACTTCACTGGGCCAAGACATTGATGCGCTTTCCAAGCGGATCCCGGTGGCAACGGACGAGCTTCTGGCCATTGCCCAAAGTGCCGGTCAGCTCGGAGTAACAGGTGCTGCCAACATTCTCAGGTTCACCGAAACTGTGGCCAAGCTTGGCACGGCGACGGATTTATCCGGCAATGACGCTGCCATGGCATTGGCGCGCATTCTGAATGTTACCGGTGAGACCATGGATACAGTGGATGTGTTGGGATCGGTGATCGTGGCCCTTGGCAATAGTTTTGCTGCTACCGAAAGTCAGATTACAGAAATGACCACCGAAATTGCTCGGGCCACTGCTGTCTTTGGCGTGGGCTCTGCCCAGGCATCGGCACTGGCAGCAGCATTGGCTTCTGTCGGCGTTAAATCCGAGGTAGCGGGCACGTCCGTTGGCCGGGTTATGCATATGATGGACGCTGCTGTTCGCAGTGGTGGTAGGCATTTGGATATTTTATCGCAAATCACCGGAGAAACCGGGGCTGCAATCAAAACCCTGTTTAACCAGGATTCCACCGCAGCCTTTGTGCTGTTTATTGAAGGCTTGAAACGGGTTTCCGACGCTGGTGGTTCGG